ATGAAGCAATTTCACAAGCAGAAGCACAATTAGTAAGTGCTGAAGCATTAGTAGTTGAACTTAAAGCAGATATTGTAGAATATAAAAAGATTAAGGGTTAATTATGGCAACACCAGTAATACCCAGTACGAATGTAGGGATATATAATCATTTTAGAGAAGCAACTGATTGTAATGAAACGACTAATTTAAGTTTAAAAAGTATAGCAAGTGGTGGAGTAGGTGGAAATAGCATTCAAAATACTTTTGGTGGACAAGGTGGACCAGCATATCTATTTGATGGTGGATTAGGAGAATATCAATTAGCATTAGAAGATGCACCATTTGCAATGTCAAGTTTTTTTGGTGGGTATTATACATAATAATGGATATATAGCAAGATAAATTAGATGATTTATAGAACAAAATAGTAGAAATGATTAGACAATATTTAATAAATTAACTAGGGATAATAAATATATGGAATTTTCACCTTTTCAACAAAGTCAAGACGTAGCAGGAACAGCAAGAGCTTCAGATTATAGCTCTTTTGGGGAAAGTACATTTGCAATAGAAAAACAACGCATTAAAGATGATTTGTGGTGGGAACAAATGAAACAAATGATAGACAATTTTGCTCAACAAGGAATAGAAGAAGCAGAAGACCAGTGGGGAAGGTCTGATTTTTTATCTAAAACTGTTAAAACATTAGTAAATGTTGGATTAGCATTGAAACCTGAAGCAAAACTTATAGCGAAGGCTATAGCTCCTGATGCTGCAGGAGAACTTACTAGATTTCTAACGGGAGGATATGATGAGATTGACCCAAATATGCCTGGAAGAGATGCAATTATGGGAGATACTCTTTTTGGAAGAGTTTCACAAGGAGAAGAATTAGTAGATATATCTGAAGATATTAGTAGTGCTTTCGAAAATCAAGCAGATGCTAGAAGATTTCAACATCTTTCTAGTGCAGCACTTGGCGTAGTTGGAAGTGGCTTTAAAGCAAAAATGGATGAAATGTATCCTAGTCCAGAAATAGAAGGTTCTGCAGGAGATACATTAAGTGGTGTATCAACAGGTGAATTTGGAGGAACTTTCTCACCAGAAGGTTCTACTTATAATTTTAATATTGCTCCTGGAAAATATACTTTTGCTGAAAAAACGATTGATAAAATGCTAGGACGACCTTCTGTTGATTTTTATAGAAAAAGTTTATGGGATTATGCTCACTCTGATACTTTTGATGAAGCTACATTCGAACGATTTTTATCTGCTTTAGAAAATCTTTATCCTAGTTTAG